ATCAATCCATCGAAACGAAACATCGACAGCTGAGCGAAGTTAGCCAGCGGCGGACAGCAAGTCGCCTGCTTTTTAACAACATGCAAAGTCGGAACAGCACTCGGTAATCCTGTTTAGACCCCAACGTAAAAATTCGGCGCAGCACCGGGCGCGATCCGGTCGGTGTGAGGCTACCCCCTCGCGAGAGCGATAAAGGCGTGGGAACGGGCAACACTGGCGGGATGAGAGGTGCGAAGCGCAAAGAGATTTATTCCAGTCCATTCGAAGTTGAGTGGGCTGGGCTGAATCACAGAATCTTTCACGCCCGATTGGGCATCACGTTCAAATGGCTAGCCGCTGCCACCCTTTTCGACGCGGCGCACCTTATCGGAGGAAGTTATGTAACAGGCAACAGTGACGACTGAAAACCAACATTCAGCCCCGGATTATGCCGGGGCACACAATGGAATGTTTTGGGGTGTGGTGTGTTCTTCGGAACGACCTGGAAGCGGCTGGATAGACATTCGCATAGGCCAGCAAGGTGCGAAACACCACACCACCAAAGCATTTCTCCCGCATCAGCGGGTAACGATAGAGGGTAAGGCGATGGCAATAGATGCGACGTTAAAAGTTAAACAAATTAACTCTATTAACCCATACGGCGACGGATGGAATAGGCATATGGAAATCGATATCGACAGTATCGAGTTAGTTGAATGTGTTAAGCCGGAAGAAATTATTTCTGAGTACACGGCGGCATCACTTCTTGATGCAATGGATGAATCTGATGTGGTTCGCTGGCTTGAAAACGAAGGTTACACAGTAACAAACGATTGACCCGCTCCGGCGGGTTTTTTATCGGCCATACATAGGCAGATTTTCGAGTCTGCCCATTTATGACAACCGGCGGCCATCCACCGCCCATTGAAACACTGAATAAATGCGTTGAAGTCTTGTATTAACCGTTCCGTTCGCCGCGATAAGGCCAAGAGGAAATCATGGTAAACCTTCAGCAGATCAGAGAGGCACAACGGCTCGCGTCGTTCGCTGTGCTCCATCGCAATGCTCCGGCGTGGGAAGAAGCAAAGCGCCTTTACGCCGTCGCCATCGGGAGGACTCTTCACTGATGGAAACTTTATTCGCACTCGTCCTGACCGTGGCAATGACCAACGGTGATTATCAGGATGTCATTCTCGGCGTTTACGACAGCCAGCAGGAATGCAGCCAGGCGGCTACAGAGCAGAAAGTGTCAGCTGAGTGCTGGCCCGTAGAAAGCATCCTCCGCAACGGCGAGTTCCCGGCGAAAGACATCGCGCAGCACTAACCACCCTATTCAACCGATCGGCCTGGCTTTCTGCGGGCGGGATCTGCACATCCAAATTTCAGGAGAAACCATGAGCGAAGTAACGGATTTAGTCGTCATTGAGAAACAGAACGCAATGGCGGTATTCACCACCAAAGAGCAGCTCGACCCGATTATTGAGGCGATCGAGAAAGAAGCTCGCAGCCTGGTACCGGATGTGTCGACCCGTAAAGGCCGCGATGCTATCGCATCCATGGCGCATAAGGTTGCCCGCTCCAAAACCTATATCGACAACGCCGGCAAGGATCTGGTTGCCGAGCTTAAAGCCCTGCCGAAGCAGATAGACGAAAGCCGCCGCATTGTGCGTGAGCGTCTGGACGCGCTGAAGGATGAAGTGCGCAAACCTCTCACTGACTGGGAAAACGCCGAGTCGGCAAGAAAGGACGCATTGCAGCAGAGACTTAATGATTTGCGATCCTTGGCTGATGTGATTGATGGCTTGGGTAACTACCTGCCGTCAGTTGACATTCAGCAGCGCATTGAGTCAGCAAAAGCCGTTGCACTTGATGAAAGCTGGCAGGAAGTAGCGGCTGAAGCTGGAGTGGCTAAAGACGCCACCATCCAGCAGCTTGAAGCTGCACTGATCGTCGCAAAGCAGCGTGAGCATGAAGCTGCAGAGCTTGAGCGCCTTCGTAAAGAAGCGGAAGAAAAAGCTCGACTGGAACGTGAGGAAAATATTCGACGGGAAGCAGCTGAACGGGCCCGCCGAGATGCCGAAGCGAAGCACAAAGCGGAGATTGAAGCCGCAGCGCGCCGTGAAGCTGAAGAGAAAGCACGTGCAGAGCTGGCTGAACGCCAGCGCGTCGAAGCGGAACAGCGTGCAGCTCGCGAGAAGCAGGAAGCGGAAGCCCGGGCGGAACGCGAAAAAGCCGCGGCGGTTGAGGCTGAGCGCCTGAAGGCAAGACAGGCAGAAGAGAAACGCCAGGCGGAAGAGAAACGCATCGCCGACGAACAGGCAAAGCGCGAGGCTGACGTGAAGCACCGCAAGACGGTCGGCACCAACATCGTTAACGCGCTCACCAGCAACACCAGCTTAACCCGCGAACAGGCTATCGAAGTGCTCACCGCTCTGAAGGATGACCTGATCCCCTGCGCGAAAATTCATTACTGAGGCAACCATGAACGCATTCCTCACTTACGACAGAATCGAAGATCGGCGCTGGGCTGAGCAGCAGCTCACCGACGAGAAAGAGAAGTGGATCGGCGACCGGGCACAGCAAATTATCGACATGATGCCAAAAGAGCCGTCCGGCCTCTTCCATTTCACGGTCCCGATTGACTCCAGCCCATACGAAGGACTTCGCAGCGATAAAGCTGGCGAGGCTTACAACGATTTCATTTCGGCAGTTGCTTACGCCCAGGCGGAATACGACTGGGAACACCGTACCGGCTGCCCGTTTTAAGGATGCATGAAATGTCTGAAACTAAAACTCATTACCGAAAGGCCTTTGACTCTCCATACCTGAGCAGTGCCGATATTGTTGAGCCAACCGTACTGACGATCGCCCGCGCAACGTTAGAAAACGATAAAACAAAAAAATCCAAAGACGTTTTTAACACCGCTTATTTTGAAGAGCGCGAGCTGCGCCCTGGCGAAAAGCTTAAGCCGATGATTCTGAATGCCACGAACAGCAAGATGCTGAAAAGCATTACCGGCTCGCCATTCCTTGAAGATTGGGTTGGCGTAAAGGTCACTGTCTACGTCGATAAAAATGTCCGGTTCGGAAAGGAATCGGTTGAAGGTCTCCGCTTAAGCCCGGCGCGCGTCACAAAGCCAGTGCTTTCGCCGGATAAAACGCAGACATGGAATAACGCTAAAGCAGCTTTCAAGCGCGACGGAAACCTTGATGCAGTGCTGGCGAGAATGGACATTTCTCCAGAACATCGCCGCCAGCTTGAGCAGGAGTGTTCATCATGATCTGGCACGACGTCGAGCAAAACGGTGAAGAGTGGGATGCTCTTCGCATGGGTAAGGCAACCGCTTCAAACTTCGGCCTGATCATGGCTAACGAAGGAAAGGCGTTTGGTGAACCAGCCAAGCGTTACGCCCTTCAGTTGGCTCTTGAGCAGATTAAGGGATGCAAGTCTGAGTTCGGCTTCTCAAACGAACATATGGAACGCGGGCACGAACAGGAGCCAATTGCCCGCATGCTGTACGAAGAGATGAACTTCGTCGACGTTGATAACGGCGGGTTCTTTGATCACGAAACGTACGGTGACAGCCCCGACGGACTCGTTGGCCAGGACGGGCTCGTTGAGATTAAATCGGTCATTGCCGCCACTCACTACTCCACCCTCACCCGCGGTTCCTTCGATCCGGCATACAGATGGCAACTGGTTGGTCACCTTGATTGCTCTGGCAGAGATTGGGTGGACTTCATCAGCTACTGCTCAGACTTCCCTGACGGTAAACAGCTCATCGTCTATCGCCTTACAGCTGCCGAATGTGAATCAGAAATAGCCCGGCTTCGCGCGCGCCGAAAAGACTTCCTCGAACTTGTTGCGGACACGAAGCGCCGCATTCTGGAGCTCGAATGAAACGCACACCCTTTTACCGCAGGACCGGGCGCACCGGGAAATTCTCCGGCCTCCGTGAGCGCGTTATCTGGATGATTCAGACGCGCGGCCGCCCGGTCACCGGTAGCGAAATAGCCGAGAAGTTTGGCGTAACGCTCATTGAGTTTAACCGGGTAGCCAACGGCATCACCCGTGGCACCGGGCAGATAGCGCAGATCGTTGAGTCGGAGAAATGGCTCAACGAGGACGGCATCTGTGACCGCACTTTCGACCTGGTCACGAAGCCAAAGGTCGTAACTCCTCAGGGCAAATCGAGGCTATTCACCCGGCGCGCCATAGAGCAATCGCAGGAAGGTAGACGGCAGGAGTGCATTGCGCGTGCCGCCCGCCGTCGCCGCCTGATTGCTCAGGGCCTCTACATCGACGAAATGGAGTCAGTGCTATGAAAGCGTGGTCACTTGAAGAGCTGGCGCTGCTGTGGCGGCACTCAAACGCAGAGGTCGCAGAGATTACCGGCCGCAGCATTGAAGAGGTCGGAGATAAGCGGCTGCAAACCAACATTGAGCGTAATGGCTGGGATGTTAACGATCCGGAGCAGGAGGATGCATGACCGGAAAATACTCTCTTATCTACGCAGATCCGCCCTGGTCTTACGGCAACACCATCAGCAACGGCGCTGCCGCCGATCACTACACAACCATGAAGCTAATCGACATTAAGCGCCTGCCGGTGTGGGAACTTGCCGACGAAAACGCGGTGCTGGTGATGTGGTACACCGGCACGCATAACCAGGAAGCTATCGAACTGGCTGAGGCCTGGGGTTTTACCGTTCGCACGATGAAGGGCTTTACCTGGGTGAAGCTGAATCAGAACGCGGAACTGCGCATCAACAAGGCGCTGGCCGAGGGAGAGGTAACCGACTTTTACGACTTCCTCGATCTGCTTAACGCCGAGACGCGCATGAACGGCGGCAACCACACCCGGGCCAATACCGAAGACCTGCTGATTGCCACCCGCGGCGCCGGTCTGGAACGAAAGCACGCAGGGATTAAGCAGGTGGTATACAGCCCGCTCGGCGCGCACAGCGAAAAGCCGTGGGAAGTTCGGCACCGGCTTGAGCTGCTTTACGGCGATGTGCCGCGCATTGAGCTGTTTAGCCGCAGCGCGGCACCGGGCTGGCACCACTGGGGAAATCAGTGCGCCACCGCCGCTGTAGAACTGCTGCCCGGCTGCGCCATCGATGTTGTGAAAACGGAGGCCGCATGACGCCAGCAGCTTATTACAACGAAATCGACCCGTTCGCTGCTCAGTGGCTGCGTAACCTGATCGCCGGCGGTCATATCGCCCCGGGCGAAGTTGATGAAAGGAGTATTGAAGATGTCACACCTGACGATCTGCGAGGATTCACGCAGTGCCACTTCTTCGCCGGAATTGGCGTATGGTCTCATTCCCTGCGGCTCGCCGGATGGCCTGACGATAAACCAGTCTGGACCGGCTCCTGCCCGTGCCAGCCTTTCAGCGCGGCAGGCAAAGGAGATGGGTTTGCTGACGAGCGGCACCTTTGGCCCCACTTCTTCCACCTCATCAGCGAGCGCAGACCTCAGCATGTCTTTGGCGAACAGGTTGCAAGCGGTAACGCAAACGCATGGTTCGACCTTGTTCAATCAGACCTGGAAGGAGTGGGTTACGCCTTCGGGCTTGTGCCGTTTACGTCAGCGGGCATCGGCGCGCCGCACATCAGAGAACGAGCTTATTGGGTGGCCGAGTCCGTTAGCGAGCAACATCAAAAATTGTTACCAGGACTGGAAAAAGGTAATGGCGAGGAAGGAGGCTGGTCGCCAGCCCAATCTACAGGACTTTGCAGTGCTGGCGGCATGGGTGACACCAACGTCACGAGACTGGAAGGACTCGGCGGGAATGACGGCGCAACGGGACGGGAAGGTGCGTCTGGACCAGCTGCCGCGCCAGGCGTACACATGCGGGCCCTTGAGGTTAACGGTTTTTGGCGAGATGCGGACTGGCTCTTATGTCGAGATGGAAAATGGCGTCCAGTTGAACCCGGCACATTCCCGCTGGTTGATGGGGCTGCCGCGCGCCTGGGACGAGTCGAGCCCGGGGTGGCAAGAGTGGCAAGCAGCAACCGCGTCGGCCGACTCAAAGGCTACGGTAACGCCATAAACGCACAGGCCGCGGCTGAATTCATCCGGGCCTATATGGAGGGGTTATGACGCCAGAAACAGACAACGCCATCCGCGCAGCCTGCCGCCGCTGCACCGAAGAAATCCAGCAGGCCATGCGCAAGAAGCCAAAGCCTAACTGGAACGAAACGGTGCCTCCCATCATCAACAAGCATCACAAGAAAATTGAAGCTCTGGGAGTTAGCCTCCTGGAGTTCGTCGTCAAAACTGGCCGCCTTAACGGGCGGTTTGGAGCCGAACAATGACAACAGAATTTAAACCCCTACCCGTCGAACGCGACCAATACGGCTACTGGACTCACCCGCTTTACGATGAATTTTGCGATGGGCGCGAGTCTACCTCACCTGATGAATTTAACGCCTGGTTGGATAAGAACGGCCTTGAGTGGAAAGTGGAGTACCGCGATGAGGATGATGTCGATCCCGATGTGGACGGTTATGACATCTCAGCGTGGCAGCCCGAACCCCCAGCCGGTGATGGTTGGTTTGTCGGTTCAATTCACGAAACGGAAGATGGCGCCGTCTGCATCTGGCTGCGAAACGTTGGCGGTGCAGCATGAACAGAGCATCACCAGTTGATTTGAGGAAAAGCCTCGAAATCGCCAACCACCTCGCACACATCGGGATTCACTTTGTGCCGATCCCGGTGGCTACCGAGGAAGAATTCCAGACGCTGGCCGCCGAGTCATCTCGACGGCTTGAGCAGATGGCAGTCCAAGCCGAGAAGAATGAAGGCGGTGCAGCATGAGCATGGGAAAATTCATTAAGCCATTCCCTTTGACCGACATTACCACCCCACGAAATGGTGCTGAGGTATTGCTGGATAACTACTGGCTTACGAAAGATGGCATGTATTTCAAATCAAAACGCGGCGGCACTCACCAGTGCAATCGAGACAAGCGCGTTGTCGATAAAGTGTACGCAGAACTCCTTTCTTCTGGATATGAATGCACACACATTCCTGTGGCTTATATCAAGAGAGGGTAAGCATGAAGGCACTAATCACCAGGTCGCTATCGCGGCCTTTTTTATTGCTGGCGTTCACATTCAACCGAATTAACCGACAGTTCCGGGAGCATTGAAAATGGCTCGCTACAAGTTCACTAACCGTAAAGCTCGTATTGAAAAGAAGTTCAGCAAATCGGCAATGGAGCTGCTTATTCAACTAAGACCAAGGAGCATTAACGTCGCAGATTTCACCCTTGAGTGTGGCGATTTCGAAGGCCGTCATGGAACGGTGTATCACGACGAATGGCACCTTTGGGGTTCCCCTGATTACTGGACTGGCGAGTGCGATAGTTACGATGCCTTTTTCGTGCTCCACGATCATTTAATTATGCTGACGCACGACCATGAAGGCGAGATGGATGCCCGCAATAAAGCTGGCTGGGATGAAGAAATAGACATTACCCCTTACTGCTCTCCATGGCGCCTTGGCACAGTAAACCGCGCTCAAATTATCAGACATTGCCGACAGCTCGTGTCTGCTGGCATCAACTGGGACGCTTAACATGGCCGACATCATCGACACAGCAGCAGAGATTGAAGAGCTTCAACGTAACGCTGCCCTTTCCGCTCACCGCATCGACCGTAACGCCGTATCAGCAGAGCACTGCGAAGAATGCGGAGAGGATATCCCAGAGCCGCGGCGCGCTGCCGTTCCCGGCTGCCAAACGTGTGCGGAGTGCCAGGGTGTCATCGAACTGAGGAATAAGCAGAGGGGGATCCAGTGAAAGAGCGCGGAATGATTTTTAACGGCGAGATGGTTCGCGCCATCCTCGACGGCCGGAAGACGCAGACACGGCGTATCATGAAGGTTCAGCCGTCCGATGGCTTCCACCCAACGCATAACGGTTACGATCTGGATTTAAACGCACACTGGTACACGCCTGGTGTGGTCGATAAAAACGGATACCTGCAGCCTGCAAAGAAAGATGTGTTTGGCGTTGCTGATGAGAATGAAGGCTACACCTGCCCTTTCGGTGCCGTCGGCGATCGCATCTGGGTGCGCGAAACGTTCTGCGCGGTTCCTGATCATGAAGAGCCTGCTGGTTGTTCGGCTCTGCTTTATGCGGCAGACGGCAACGGCCCGTATGGTAAATGGACGCCTTCGATTCACATGCCGCGCCGGGCCAGTCGCATCACACTGGAGATTACCGGCGTGCGGGTGGAGCGGTTAAACGACATCAGCGAATGCGATGCAAAAGCTGAAGGGGCTCCGACTGAGTGCTGCGTTATTGGCGATAAACACTTCCTTGGTTTCCGTAGTATGTGGAAATCCATCTACGGCGATGATAGCTGGAAGGCCAACCCCTTGGTCTGGGTAATCGAATTTAAGGTGGTGCCCAATGTTCAGGATAATCCAGCCTAATACCTGGTACGCCGATCCCCACGGCGCACCCTGCAAAATCCTCCGCGCTACCCACGAAGTAATCCACTACATCCGCAACGGTCGCACCTGCATCGCCAGTATGGGCCGCTTTCAGCATGAATTCGAGCCGCTGACCAAAGCACAGGCTGAGCGGATCGCCGAAGAAATAGAAACAGCATAACACCTGAAGAAGTTGCGTGCCCAGCACGCGGCGTAAGGAGAACTATGAGCACCATTCAGGACATCAGAAACCAGCTATCAACTCTGGTCACAGAGGCGCACAAAGTGGCGTGCTCCCTCGATATTGGTGATGAGCGAACCGAGGCTTTCGAGCTATACGAAGCGCTTCGTCGACTTCAGCGCCATGGTGCCGCCGGAGAGATTCTCTCAGCAACTAACCCACTTCTCGCCTCGCCATATTACGACGAGGACTGGGACGAAGATGAAGACGGCTGACGTAACTGATAGCCAGTTATGAGCTGGCTATTGGATGGTATCATACCCTGACTATTCAAGGAGATGATAATGGTTAAATACATTCTAATTACTTCCATATTAAGCGTTAGCGGTCAACCAGATGTTAATACTTCAAAATTTCTAATTTTAGATTCAGACCAGCAATGCATAGCCAAGATGGGAGAAATTCAGCGCCCGGCTCATGAAGAAGGGAGGAAAGTATATACCTGGTGCGTCCCTGCCATTGAAGAAAAATAATCCTAACCACTTAACTCAGTCCATAAGCCGACCTATGCGTCGGCTTCTTTTTTGCCTGGAGACTCCCATGAGCGAAATGACCTTAATCGTGCCCAACGACTGGGTAACCGAAGAAAAGCTCGTCGAGATTACTGGCCTGCGCCCGGGCACTATCGAGCGGGCCCGAAAAAAATGCTGGATGGTAGGACGGGAATATCTTCACGTCTCACCGGACGGCGTGCCGAAGAAAAACAGCGAATGCATGTACAACCGTAAGGCTGTCGACCAGTGGGTTGAGAGCATGTCAAAGAAACAGCCGGGTGCGCGCCAATGAAGATCCGTTTATGCTTAGCGGGCTCTTGGACGTCAGGAGGGAATAATGGCTAAGTCAGCATACCCAACAGGCGTGGAGAACCATGGCGGTACGCTCCGCATATGGTTCATCTATAAAGGCAGCCGGGTGCGTGAAAGCCTCGGAGTGCCGGATACACCAAAAAATAGAAAAGTCGCTGGCGAGCTGCGCGCGTCGGTGTGCTTCGCGATAAAAACCGGAAACTTCAACTATGCGGCCCAGTTCCCTGACTCACCGAACCTGAGAAAGTTTGGGATGGAGAGCAAGGAAATCACTGTGCTGGAGCTGGCTAACAAGTGGCTTGAACTGAAACGCATGGAGATCAGCACCAACGCTATGTCACGTTATACCTCTATAACGCGCAATATGGTGCCACGGATCGGCGGAGACAGGCTGGTTTCCGCGGTGACGCAGGAAGACCTGCTGTTTATCAGGAAGGAATTGCTGACCGGTTATCAGATGTTGAAGGCCGGACATCGTACGCCTGTAAAGGGCAGGACGGTCAGAACGGTCAACAACTACATGAAGACCATGGCTGGCATGTTCAAGTTCGCTGCTGAAAGTGGTTATGTGAAGGTAAGCCCGTTCACCGGGATCGCCCTTCTCAAACGTTCGCGTTGCGAGCCTGATCCGCTCACCCGCGATGAGTTTGTCAGGCTGATTAACGCTTGCGCCACCCAGCAGTTGAAAAACATGTGGTCGCTGGCAGTGTACACCGGCGTGCGCCACGGTGAACTGGTGTCGCTGGCCTGGGAAGATATCGACCTGAAAGCAGGTACGATGATGATCCGCCGAAACCACACCTTGACGAAGGAGTTTACCCTTCCGAAAACCGAGGCTGGGACGGACCGCATCATCAACCTCATTCAGCCGGCGATCGATGTGCTGAAGAGCCAGGCAGAATTAACACGCCTGGGTAAGCAGTATCAGGTTGAGGTGAAACTGCGCGAGTATGGCCGTACCGATGTGCATCCGTGCACGTTCGTGTTTAACCCGCAGATCGCATCACGTAATGGCCGTGCCGGGCATCATTACGCAGTGGGGTCGATCAACCAGTCGTGGGAAGCGGCAATGCGACGCGCCGGGATTCGCTATCGCAGAGCATACCAGTCCCGACACACGTATGCATGCTGGTCGTTAGCTGCCGGTGCTAACCCGAACTTCATCGCGAAGCAAATGGGTCACACTGACGCGCAAATGGTTTACCGGGTGTACGGATCCTGGATGGCTGAAAATAACCAGGACCAGGTACTCATCCTCAACCAGAAACTGAGTGAGTTTGCCCCATCCATGCCCCACGCAGTGGGATCGGATGATTATTAATTATAAAAATCATTAGGTTAGTTAACCTAAACCTGCATGC